AGCATATACTGTCATACTTGGAATAGAACCTTGTAATACACCGTCTTGATAGAACGATACTGCTTGTCCTGCCTGTTGTGTTGTTCCATAGTAATTAATGCGTAATGGGTCATATATAAAACGAGCAGAATTTGTATTAACACTAGGTGTCACACCATCAAACTGTTTATAAAACACATCCATTGTTGAATTTGGTTTTGTATAATCTACTGCCGCAAAAGCACTCATTGGCATAAATTCTGCATGTTCATTATGTAAATCTAATGTTAATGCTACACCATCATAATCTTTTACAGCAGATTGTACAGAACTATAATTGCTTTCTGTTAATGGCACAGAATACATATATTTAACATTTTGACTATCTGTCCATTCCGCAACAGCAGTAATATCAGATGCTGTCAATGTATCCAAGAAGCAGAACGAGAAGAAATTATTAGATAATTCAGCACTTTCAGAAATAGTTTCTAATGCAGTTTTACCTTCACTTGCTTCACTTAATATTGCTTTACTTTCTGTCATACCCAACGCTTCTGCTACTGTTCCTGTTGCATAACTTAAATTACTTGAACTACTAATAACAAATCTTTTATTAACAGAATCATAAGCAACAGAATCAACAGAGCCATCAAATGCAGTTTCTAACAATGTTGCTACATCAGCAAAAGATGTTGCAGAAGATAAGTTAATACCTGTTAATGCTATATCTGTTGTTCCAACTTTTACATTAAATGTTCCAGCAGTAATTGCTTGTAATACATCTAATTTAGAAGCAGATACAGCACCAATCAATGTTGAACTTGTTGCTACACCACCATTATATCTCGCAAAAGATAACTTTTGTGGCTCTGTATTTGCCGCTGTGCTAAAACTAAAATATTTATTTGCAAAAGCATATTCATCACTTGTAATTCCAAAATAATCGGCAATAGCCGCCAAAGCAGTTGTTTTACCACCGCTAAATTCTAATACACGATTAACTGGAACTAAATAATTACTGGTGAATACACGACCAATCAAATCCCTTTGATTAACAGCAGAACCGCCACCAATGGAACTGATAATATTTACATATTTACTTTGTGATATTGCCATTTTTTATTCCTTTCTTTCCTTTCTAGAATATTACCGCATTATTGTTTTTTTTTCAATACTAAACACGATACATACTCATATCAATATCATCCACAGTATTAATTCCTTTTGTTAATGTTTGTTCCACCACCAAAATAAAATCAAACTGTGGCATTTTTTCTTTTAACCCAGAATCAGTTTCAAAATCTAATTCACGAATACTCGTGGACTTTATTAACTGCAACCAATCTGAATTAAAATAATTCTTTCCATCTATCGCACCATTACTATTTAAACACCCTTGTAATAATGCTATTATGTCGCTACTGGTGATTGTTTCTATACCATCAGTATCTACATCCCTTTGCTTAAATCCACTTACTTGGACTAAATATTCTTCATACCATACAGATACATCTTGCCAGTTACCATTTACTAATACACTTTTTACACCCTGTGTACCAATTCTACGCTTACTTATTATATCGTGATATATACTATTATTCTGTATTTCTTGAACTGTTGGCTGATTACTACGCAATACTTGCCACCCTGTAATACCTAAATCTGACAACATTTCCGTCAATGCTGTCTGTATCTTCGCTATAATAGCATTTTGATTATGAAATCCATTAGTGACTATTGCCATAATTCTTTGCCCTTTTAACTAATATTCTATTCCAATCTTGGTCTGGATAATCTACCCAAATATCAGCACGAAAGATATTATATACCTGCCCATCTGACCCTATTATTATATCATTACTCTGTATTTTCGCAATACTTACAGCGTTCCCATGTAAAAATACTGTATATATATCACCAGTATTTGCTATACCTAACTTATATAATGTATCTTGGTCTGTTGGCTGTATAGAACCTTCAACAGTTATTGCATCATAATATGTGTTAATCTGATTACCAATAGAATTAACAGCAACACCTTTAAATTTCTTATAGGTGACTTTCTGCTTTGGTATTATCTTTAACGCATGCTTTAATACATTTATCATTTTTTAGCCCTTTCTTCCGCTTGGTATCTTACACTATTTAACATTAAATGGGTATCTCTTAATGGTGCATTAAATCCTTTTCTCTTAATTGTGCTAGGTGCATTAGGTGGCTCGTTTGTATTTATTATCTGTTCTTGTATTAAACCTTTAACATATTCACCAAACCTTTCTAATACAACCATTGTATCTTGATTATCTCTTATTGCTTGTCTATATTGCCGATGTAATAAATTAGTCAAATCTGTCTTATGATTAAATACTGCTGGTCGCATAAAGGAACGTCTTGGCACACCAGCACCAAATTCATTATATCTAGCAACTTCCGCAACACTCTTTCCGCCATCATATCTGCTTTCTGGAAAAAAACCTACTCTTACTACACCTTGCTTTAACAAATGTGTATTGTAATTTCTTTTTTTTCTTGTCACAGTTATCATATTTCCCATTATCTTATTCCCCATGCTGGACATCCGACATAATGTACTGGTGTTGGACAATTCGCTACTAATAATGCCCAATATTGTTGCCCATACCCTGTACTATTTATCCATTGTTCAAACGCATTTCTAGCAATAGGTGCTTGTAATGATACAGATACTCCGCCTACACTAGCAGATGTTTCAAAACCTGTCACACTACTACTTCCTGTGCTTTCATGTGTTGTTGGGTCAATATTATTTAATGTAATCAAGTGTGCTGTCATTAATTCTATCAATAATACACGAACAGCAGGTTTTACCCTAAAATTCTTTACAGAACAATATGCTTCCGCCATAGTTATAAATCTTTGAACCAAAGCATCAGGATAATCCGCTACTTGAAACTCTGGAAAACTACCACGAAAATCATTAATACTTACTACTACTTCTGACATATTGTTTCCTTTTATTAAAAATGCGGGTCGGGCTTCTTTACCCATAACCCGCAAAACAACCTTTCTTTTACTTATACGGTCTTATTCTTTTTCTAATTTTTTACCATCATCTGGCTTTTCATCTGCACCTACAATCGGTGGTGTTATACCTGCTTCTTCAAAATCTTTTGCAGTTAATTGCGCCCCTTTATCCTTTCTTGTGCGTTTTTTTGCCTTTTCTTCGGCTTTCTTTTCACTTTCTACGATTTCATAAGACCCATTTTCAACCTTTTCATTAAATAATGATTGGGTTTTTAAAAACTCTAACTCTTCTTTACTTACTTCTGTCACAACCCCATTTGGTGTTTCCATTGTCTTTTTATTAATAACATACGCACCACCATTAATTACAACAGAACCTTTAACATCAACACCTGTTTTCGTTTTCACATAACGTGGAAATTCTACACTTGCTGATTCTCTTGATATAATATACATTTTATGCTCCTTTCTTATTTTGGCAGGGCTGTTTTAAGGGACAGCCCTTTAACCCTTTTGCTTTCAAGTTGATTAACAACCTGTATAACGGACTAACCCGATTGGCATACGCAACATTACACCTGCTGTTGCATTTGAATAAACTTCATTGAAGTTTTTAGCGTGTTGTTCAACACCAACCAAACGCAAAGCATCTTGCATGTATTGTGCAATAACTTTTTTGCCATCAATTGTATCAGCAAACAAATATGCAACATTAGCACCAGAATTTGCACCGTCTAATTGAATAGCAGAAGTCACACGACATGCAGGATATGTTTTATGCAACCAATCCAATACAGATGTTCCGCCTAACTGATTGACAGTTTGCAATTGGTCAACAACAGATACTGCCAATGCCAATGTTGAAGCATCTTTTTCTGGTTTAAAGTTATTACCAGAACGGACACGCAAAGCACTCATCATCGCTTTAATATCTGTGACGATTTCATTAAATGTTTTAGATGCCCATGTCGTTGTTCCAGCAGAACCTTGTGCAACCGCTGTATAAGATGGCATATTCGGGTCATTCAACAAACCATAAGTTTTGTTATTACCAGAATTATAACCATTAAACGCAATATCATTTGCATTGATTGCTAACGCTGTTGCGGCGGCATCACGTTTTACACCCTGTGCATCAACACGTTGTTTAGAAGCACGTGCTTCTTCCAATTTACCAACTTCAACATCTTGTTCAAAACGGACAATTGTACGTGTTTCATAATTGATATTGAAAGATGCCAAATTATATGTGGTTTTATCACCATATACACGTGGTTTGCCTGTATATTCAATCACAGGTTGTACAATTTCTTCATCTTCCCAAGAACCTGCAAAATCACGACCCAAGATTTCGTCTGCATCACGAGATGCTGTGACGATTTTAATCATCTCTGGAATCCAATATTGCAAGAATTGGATTGGTGTCATGTTAGAAGCAGTTGTTTGTAATGCTGGTGCGGCATCTGTCGCATAAGCACGAAATTCATCCATCGCATTTTTGGTATAGTGAATACCCAAAGCATCAATCGTGGTTTCTGTTGTATTAGAATCCATAGCGTATGCTTTTACTTGTGCGGCAGGAATAGAAAATTTAACTGTTTTTTCCATATCTTTACTCCT